GAAGATAGCTTAGACTATGAATAGCATCACAAAGGACCGTTCTCAAATCCGCCCCCCTTGACACCTGAACCAATACCCCCTATACTCTTAAAACTGGTAACGGAAGCTGACCAGAACCTATCTTAACAGCTCCCATTCTATCTTTTCTTACTTCCAACTGGAGAATTAAATCATCATGGGTGAAACTCAAAACCAAGCAGCAGAAGCAACCTCAGCAGCAGAACAACAAGCAACAGCCAAGCCTGTACAAATCATTCCTAACTTTGACAACAAGGTGGATGTGAAAGAGTTCAAATTCCATTTCAAGAAAGATGAACTTGGAAACAAGCGCGAAACTCTTGAATTGAAATTGCCAGTACCATCAGTAGAAGGTCTAGTAGCAATTCTTGAAACTGGTGGCAAGCAATTAGAGGCCCTACTTGTAGCTGCAACTGATATTGTAGCTGCGCAAGCAAGGGCGATTCTTAATGAGAATCCATCAATGACTGTTGCAACATTTCCTACTGAGCAATGCTTGTGGGAATTCATTGCAAATATGCCAGATGCAGAGAAGCGTGGTCGTGGTATTGCTAAGGAAGTTTGGGATGACTTTGCAGTTGATTACATTGCAGTCATGCCAGCACTTACTGGTAAGTCTGAAGAACAGGTTTCACTGGCAGCCAAGCTGTTTCTCAATAAGTTCCAATCGGTGAAAACCAATAAGCCAGTTCTGAAGAAACTTCAAGAGCAACTTACCATTTACATCACTGGTTCTCCCAATGCAGAAAACTATACAGATTGTGTTAAGTTTCTATCTGAAAAGGCTGATGCATTACTGGTTGCTGATGAAGCGGCCATGCTTGCAAATCTGTAATAGATTGCAGGTTGCATGAAATACTACCAGATGCTTTCAGAGGTCTGGTAGTTTTTTTGTTTCTAGCATCTAATGCCAAGACTCCCAAGTAAATACGTTCCAATATGGCGCAAGCTAAAAGCAGACAAGATTTGCTACGTCACAAGCCATCCAGTTTTTCATAAAACTATATCCAAAATGGTTCTCAATAAACGTGATAAAGATTTTGGTTATAAGTTTATGCTGTCTGAATTAGGAAAATCCCATAAGATACAAATTAGCATTGAAGGTACAGTCATTACTTTCAAACTAATTGAATACTATACCATACAAGGATTATAGAAAGTGAAAAATATATGAACTCCCTAAGTCTAGATTCCCCAGTCAATGCGCCAACTCAGGTAAAACCTGGTGCGGCCCAGAATCCAGAACTTTCTCTGGACATTCGCATGCAAATAGCTTCTCTCCAAGAAGCATTACTGAATGCTCATCCAACCATGCCAATACTATTACGAGACATACATCGTAACCTGAAATCAGACCCTGCGATAGTAACATTGCTATCTGAAGAAGATATTGCAATCATAGTTAGCGGTCTTAAAAAGCAAACTATGACTGAGATTACTGCATCAGTACTTAAGACTCCAAGTGCTACAAGCAAAGCGAAACTTTCTAAAACAACTCTAGCGGATTTATAAGATAGGAAATCATGGTAACTAAAACATTACACAGACCAGCAGCAGCAATTCATAATGCTTATATCAATAGAGAGAATGAGCAAGAAGCAACAGCTAAAAGACTTGTATCTGAATATACTGTAAAAGAATCTGGTGGTACTTGTTCTAGCTGCGCGCTAGGAAAGAAACTTAATCATGGATTTACTCGCTGCTTGGCAAAACAAAAGAATGTGAATCCACTATCTTTTTGATATCTATACAAACCGAAACCAATTCCAGCAGGTGCAACTCAAACTCTTGAACTTGGCACAGTTGGATTTGGAACTCTCTGAGAGCATCTCATCCCTGATGAAACCAGCTACTGCATTATACATTCACCTACGACTCAATTGCAAACGTATTGATTTCAGTACTTATAAGCAATTCTGCGAGTGGATTGACCCATATAATCTATATCACTATGTCCTACCTGCACAGCGGCATGAACCAGTGGAACTAGGTGTAGCCCTTGCATCAGAATTCAATGGCGATCTCACAGCAGCATGGCATCGCTTCTGTGATATTACTACTTGCATACCACATCAAGAACAGAAGGAGATAGAAGAATGGTTACGAGGACGATTCAGAGCCAAGTGGAACCTGGATATTGAATGATGGATGCTAGACTTAAGAAACTCTCATATAGTTCCAGACTCTTACTGCATAAATGTCCTAGAAAATACCAGCTATATAAGCTAGGACAAGTAAAGATTGAAACAGAATCAGAGGTAGAATCCTCTCAGTCTGTCACCTTTGCATTTGGTCATGTAGTAGGTCTTGGAATTCAGGAATACCTAGTGCATGGTTCTATTGACTTGGCATTCTGGGCTTGCTTCCAGATGTGGAGTCCTGACTTACTAGAAGAGAATACCAAACAAGCTAAGTCTTTCTGGCGCGCACTCGCAGCAATCCAACGCTTTGCTTCATTACAAGCCAATGGCTTCCTAGATGGCTGGGAAGTATATATGCATGAAGGAAAGCCTGCTGTTGAGTTAAGTTTCATCATTATATTTCCTGATGGATTCACTTATAAAGGATTTGTAGATGTCGTTTTGCAGCATAAGGTTACAAAGGAAGTGCGAGTTATTGAAGTTAAAACCACAGCAATGGCTAATGTTGCAGCGGCAACTTACAAGAACTCAGCGCAGGCAATTGGATACTCTATTGTCTTGGACAATTTCTTTCCTACCCTTTCAAGCTACCAAGTGCAATATGTTATCTATAAGACAAAAGCCTCGGAGTTTGAAGTCATGGACTTCACAAAGGATTATCTGTCTCGTGCTCTCTGGATAAGAGAGATATTACTTGACATAGAGATGATACGGCTATACGAGAATGCAAGTATATATCCGCAGCATGGAGAAAGTTGCAATGACTTTTACAGAGAATGCGAATATATGGGCATATGTCAATTATCTACTGATAAGTTAATCAGACATATGACAGCAGAGCAAGAGGCAGAGATGCTTGCAATTGAATCAGCAGATTTCCAAATCAATCTTTCACTTAACGATTTAATTCACTCACAACTTAATAGAGAAATGGATGGAGTTATATAATATGAAACTAACAGACAAAGTACCAAGTGCAACTCATCGGGTTCTAGTATATGGCGGCCCGAAAGTAGGAAAGACTCAGCTTGTTTCAGAACTAGCTAAGCAATTCAAACTAATCTGGTTTGATTTGGAGAATGGATACCAGACATTACTGAAACTAATGCCGGATGTGCAAGCTAATATCGAATTGATTTGCATACCAGATAGCAAAGTGTTCCCAATAGCCATTGAAACCATGCTTAAGGTGGTAACTGGTAAGCCAATGGAAATCTGTGAAGAACATGGGAAAGTTGCTTGTCCATTATGCAAGAAAGATTCATTACCATTCGCATCTGTATGTCTTGCAACTACTCCATTAGATACCATTGTTGTCATTGATAGCCTGACTCAGCTTACTAATTCTGCCATTGCATTCATTACAAAAGCACAACCAGATGATTACAAGATGGATTTTTCAGACTGGGGGAACTTGAAAGCGATAGTAGAAAAGTTTCTTTCTCAGATACAAGTAGCAGGTTATAACATCGTATGTATCTCTCATGAAGAAGAAGTAGAAATGGAAGATGGAAGAAAGAAAATAGTACCTGTTTGTGGGTCATCCAAGAGTTCCAGAAATACTGCAAAGTATTTCGACCATGTAGTGTATTGCGATGTAAGAAATAAAAAGCATGGAGTTTCCAGTAGTACAGTGGCAAGTAATAATATACTGACTGGTTCAAGGACTGACATTGAATTAGAAAAATCAGTAGTACCAAGTCTGCTAGATATATTCCAGAAGTCAAAGAAAGCAGACCAGAGAGTAGTTGCAGGACAAGTAACACCAGCATCACCAGGCACCATTGCATTAAATCATTTGAAAGTAATCTCAACCCAAACACCTACACCAACAATTCTAGGAAAATAGGAAAACAAAATGGATAAAAATATCGTAGCACTTGTTCGTAATGACACCAAGACAGTAGGAGTTAAATTCTTTCCTGATGCTTGGACTCAGAAAGCAGTACCAGAAAGTAATATGTCAGTAGTAAATCATGATGAACTGACTACTTTGAAAGAATACACCTATGTCACCACGCTAGACCTAGCATTGGGTGACCTAGTGGTAGTATATGTCGGCCAAGTGCCGAAGGTAGTAGAGGTAGTCTCAGTTCATGATACTCTCATGATTCAACCGAACCATCACATCCAATGCAAATGGATTGTTACTAAAGTAGATACAGCTTACTACCAGAATCTGCAAGCACAGAATGCAGAGATGCAATCAGTATTAGAATCTGCATATCGTACCAATGCGCGGCGCCAGTTCAGAGATGTTTTCTTGGCTTCAGTGGATTCAGAAACAGCAGCCAGGATTTCAGCAATAACTGACCCATTGAAAGCACAACTAGCAGGAGCGAATTCCTAAATGAAATCACTTATAAAAGCGTATACCATCCAAGAAGGTGGTGGTTGGATTCCAATAGATGAACAATATGGTGGCATTGTATTGAATACATCTGAGCCAGTCAATAAGAAACCAGTGGCTTCTGCAATGGGACTGTCATTAGATACAAATATTACAGCAATATTAACTCGCTCAGGCGATGTGTATGATTTTGTGATTGGTTGCTGGAGAAATGAGGTCAAGAATCCAATTCCAACTCCAAGTATCCATACTATTCTGACAGAGCGAGGAACCAGATATGGTATCTTCTCATCCCATGCATCTATTACCCAAGACATCAAGGAAGCAATGAAAGGCTTAGGTAATTGCACTACCAACTGGCCAAATCTCAGTGCATCACAGAAAGAAGCATTGGAAATGATTGCACATAAAATTGGCAGAATTCTCAATGGCGACCCATATTACAAAGATTCATGGGTTGATATTGTAGGATACACGCAACTGGTAGTAAATGAACTGGAATCCGCTGAATCTACCGTTGTTAAAAAGGGGGGCATATAAATGAATCTTTCGTTCTCAGATGCATTAGTAGCATTGAAATGTAAAGCAAGGGTTGCGAGGGAAGGTTGGAATGGTAAGGGAATGTTTCTATTCCTAGTTCCAGGTTCTACTTTCGTAGTCAACCGCGCCCCGCTTCTTGGCATTTACCCTGAAGGAACCAATATCAACTATCTGCCGCACATTGACATGAAAACAGCAGATGGTTCAGTGGTGCCGTGGCTTGCATCCCAGTCTGATTTACTTTCAGATGATTGGGTTGTTGTAGCATCTGCACCATCTGTGTAACCTAGCACCAGCAAAAAGCTATAATGCAGAGATTGCGACGGTAGCCATGGAAATTGTAAGGAGTTCATGTTAATATCTCCTTACTACATTCGGCCTCAATTTTGAGGCTACATTCGATTCAAATTTTATAGAAAGTAATACAAACATCATGGAAACAAATCAAAATCAAAGTATCGACAGCCTGTTGGATAGCAGTATTGACGACCTAGCTGATTTGCCAGAGTTTCTGGTATATCCCAATGGCATCCATAAGGTAATCATTAGTTCAGAATCGAAGGAAGTCAACGGCCACCCATGCATAGAAATTAAGATGAAAGCGGTGGAGACGATAG